TTTGCTCTGTATTTCAACGATGGCGGCCCTGGCAACAATCGCCTTAAAGATTCGCACAAATACCCTCAAGGAACGATAAACAAGGACAGAGATCAAAACGACACCGACGTTTTTTCTCTCAAATGGCATCGAGATCTTAGACAGCAGTGGGAGCCTATTTTTTCTGGGGCGCGTACCCCAGCTTCACAAACTGAGTTTGGCGTTTATTCGCCGTTCCCTAACGGAATGAAGTACAAGGTCAATTACGAACTTGTGCTTGTTCAAGATTCCTTGAAGGGAGAGCCGAAAGATGCAGCAAGAGCTAAAAAACGAAAAATCAGCGCCGATTTCCCTATCCACGCCGCTGTGATCTCAAGAGACGACGGCAGGCGAACTTTTCAGTATCAAATTTCAGGCGAAGGCATAGACGAAGATGATTTTGAAGATTTCGGGACTTGGGGAACAGAGGATGTAAGGCAAGCCGTTGACCGCCGCAGAATTGATATTGACGAAGCGCTTTCTTCGGGAGAGCAGTACACGATTGGGGCGTGTCTGGCTACATGCATCAGCGCCGCAGACGATATTTGGGAACCGGGCCAAAACAAAACATTTGATTTTGAAGTATCTGACTACTTTGTCGGACCTAGTTTGGACGCAGCCATGAGGACGGTTGAACGAGAAAGGGTTAACGACACCAATTTTCCGTATGAAAAACCAACGCCAATGCGTACGTCGGTTGGTGCGGTAACTAATAACAGGGAATGCGATGCAACTGAAATTGGCTTGAAATCAGTAGTTTGGCGCAAGATTAACGGTTTCCCTAATGTAAACACTCAGCCTGATGATGACACTATTCAAGAATTTGAAGATGAAAACGGAAGCATTTCCTTAGGTGGAATCAATAAATATGTCAGTCGCCTTAGCTTTTTTGTTTTACAAGCCAGGCCGATAAACAGTGATGATTGGGTCACACTTGGTGATGACAGATTTTTCTGTGTTCGCGGCCAATCACCTAGAGAGCAATACAACTCTATTCGTATATACCCGCCCCAGCGCGATCAGTACGAATACCGTTTCGTCCCTGTCGGCGGAAATTTTGTCTATAGAAACTACGAAGACGATGAAATATTTTTACTTGATGGCCTAGGCAAAGACAGTTTTAGAGACAAGGGATACAGAGTAATTTTTACCGGCAAAAAGGTAAAACTTACTAGCGATTACACCAATAATTTAGAGTGGATCATCGGACCCCCGCCGAAAATAGTACCAGGCAAAGCAACAACCATCAGCCCAAATAGCCACGCGGAGCCGCCTGGCGACAAAGATTGGGTACTACTTGATACTAAGTATGATCCAGGCGATACCTTTTCAGTTGACATTGAATACGCTTATATTGAGCACTACGACGACGCGGGCAAACTTAAAAGGGTAGAAAAATACTGGAACGGTAGATCGGTAGAAGACAGCAGTGACAGGAAGTATGAAAAAGGTGACAAGCAACTAAACCAAAGAAGAAAAGTATTTTACGAAATTAAAAAGTATAGGCTTGAGCAGGTTGATAATAACCCAACCAGAAAGGGCACTCTTTCGCCTTCCGGTGGATCAGGTAGCGGCTTGCGTATTGATTATTCGTACTGGATCGTATCAGGCGGTCCTGATGCAGCAATATGGGAGCTTAAGGATGGCGGCCAAGGATACAAAGTTGGAGATCAGTTAAGGTTTCAAATTCCAGGCTATCCAAAGACATTCACCATTAGAGTTGCAGGCATTGAGGAGGATTTCAAGGAAGTTAAAAACCTAAACCCTGAAAATGCAATTGCAGATTATTACATGTTCGATGCCGAAGAAGGCAGCCATTTCAATGGGCCAGAGCATTCAATTGCCTATGTGAATGAGATGCGTCGGACTGATTCCGCTGCCACTTATGAAAGTCTCGCAATTGCAGGCATTCGCTTGTCAAGCGGAAAGGAGTGGACAAGCTTCGGCGAATTTTCTGCCTACATCAAAAAAGGCATGAAAATTGATCGCCTTGATCCTGACGCCTACAACACTGGTTATGTGAGCCATAACTCTGAATCCGATTCTTTTCCAGAAATTGCCTACGCACTTCTAACAGATTCAACGTTTGGCGCGGGGGACACCGTTGGAAAAGAGCAAGTAAACGCCTGGGAAATGGCCAAAGCAACTAAGTTTTGCGAGCGCAACGGTTTCTACTGGAACGGCGTAATCAGCGAACCGCAGAATCTAAGAGAATTCATTTTCCAGAATGCTGCCTACAACTTGCTTGACTTCACCATCAAAGGCGGTCGCTTCAGTTTGGTGCCTTCTGTCCCCTACGGCAGTGACTACAGAATTTCACCAGACACGAAGATAAAAGCAAAAGCCCTCTTTACAGATGGCAATATCAGAAAAATGCAAGTGAGCTTTTTGACGCCAGAAGAACGTCAAATGTTTAAGGCCACGGCTCTTTATAGGTTTGATGTGGACAACGGTTTTCCAGAAGTTCGGTCTGTAACAGTTACCGCAACTAAGGACGCCAACGGCAAACAGATCAGTCAAAGAGAGTTAGACAAGCTCCCAGAAGAAACTTTTGACATGAGCGGCTTCTGCAAAAGCCGTGACCATGCAATTGACTTCGCGAAGTACGCCCTGCTGGTGCGTAAGCATGTCTCCCATGGAATCAAATTTGAGACAACGCCTCAAGCCGCAATGGGTCTAGAGCCTGGAGATTACTTTTTTCTTGTGAGCGAGGCGACGCACACCAGCCGATTCAATACAGGCAGCATTGCGCCAGATGGAACGATCTTCGCCCGCGACTCTATGTCAAACGGAAGTTATAACGTTCTGCACTGGGAGCCTGGAAAGACCACAATCCAAGAGTCTTCAATGACAGTAAGAAATGGCAAGGCCGTTCAATCTAAGTTTTACGGCGGTGTGTTCAGCATCAAAAACAGCACAACGACAAAACGCATGTATAAAGTTGAAACGCTTTCCTACGCAGATGACGGACTTGTTGAAGTGAGTGGGTCGGAAACACCTCTAAGCAATAGCGGTAAGCTGCGAATCTTAGAATGGGATAACAGGGATTTTTCGATCGATGGCTGATCAGAAGCGTAGATTCCCGTCTTTAGTTCCCACCAGAAGGTCATACACCCCTGGCAGGTATCCCCAAACTATGTTTGAAGCGCAGAATGGGGCAGTTAGCGTAATGCGCTACTCCAGTAAGTCTGTCAATGCAAAGCTGCAACTGACTTTTGAGAACATTTCAGACGATGACGCCGACAAGCTCATTGACCACTACAACAGCGTCAATGATGACTGGGATTATGCGTTTTTCTCAGCTGGCGATCCAGTGCTAAGCGGAATGAGCAATCCCTTAAGGCAAAATCTTGACGGCGAGCCAGGCGGTTTGCGTTGGCGTTACACGGAGCCCCCTAGCATCACTAGCGTATTTCCAGGTGTTTCCACGGTTGAGTGCAATTTGCAAGCTTATCTCGATGGCTAGAATTGAAGCACTGGCCACTTTCCGTCGCGTACCATGACTGTCTATACCGGTCAATTCGGAGTTCTTAAATTTAACGGGCAGCAACAGGTCAACATCCGGAACTGGTCCGTCACGACAAATGTTGACACCCTAGAGACCACTGATCTTGGCGACGACGCGCGACATTATATTCCAGGATTAAAAAGCGCGACCGCAACAGCAACAATTATGTACCACGATGACAACACGACACTAAAAAACATTCTTCAAACCTCTATTACGGGCGGCAACCCTACCGCCCACAAGCTTGAACTGCAGTGGAGCAATAAAGATATTGATTTTAATGCTTATATCAATTCAGTGACTATCACCTGTGCTGTTGGTGATGTTATGACAGCCGACATTAGCTTTACGATGACTGGAGATTATACGTTCTTAAGTCTGTAATGGCTGTTTTACTTGGCGATCAAGGCAGGGTAGAGCTGCGTCGTGCTTCTGACAAAAGTACAAGTACGTTAGATTTTACTTTAAACGCAGCTGACATAAACGCAACTAAAAACCGATTTTCCTTTACCACAAACGGACCACTCCCCCTTCTCAGCGGAGACCGTATATC